GTGGTGAATTGTCCTTTATGTCAGCAAAATGCGCTACATTTATTTGATGACATCGTAACCGACGGTATCTGGATGCACTGTAATGCCTGTGCAGCTCATGGAGATATCATAACCTTTGGCGCGGCTGTATGGAATACAAGCCTCCCCGAAGCGTTAAACCGGTTCACAGATTTAGACATTATATCCAGTAGCGACGCCACGAACGTAGCGGCGGATTACGAGCGGGTGCAATCTCGGCGCGTGACAATGGAGAGTTTTTGGGCTGAAACAGCAGACCAGCTTTGGACCCACGGCGACGACATCGTAGCCTGCCAGCTCAACGATCTAGGCGTACAAGCTGAGATTAATGCTAAAGGTTTGGTCGGTGTTGCGCACCCAGAACAGGTAAACCGGCTGTGTAACGCAATGTCGCGGCAAAAACCCGCAAAACTGCGCCCTAACGGCCCAAGCATTATCTTCCCGTTCTACGACTTGCCGGGAAGAATGACTGGCGTTTTGGCCGTGCAGTACGCCGATAACTTTGAGTCAAAAAGCCAATTCATTCCGTTGGTGGCTAGCTACGGCCGGCGTACAGAAGCAGGCTATTTTCTCCTGCGCGCAATTATGTTGCCGCCAATGGAAATATTTAAAAACACTCAATTTGTCGTCGACGATCCGTTCTGGGTGCTTAACGCCCAGTGCCGGCAACTGCGACAGGGTCAGGCGCTGTTGCCGATCATGGGCAGTTACAGTGGTTCTGAAGCAACTAGCCACGGCGTTAACTGGCAAGCGTTCCCGCCAGCCACGCGGTTGTTTCAGAGCAATGTTATAACACCCGAACTCATTAGCCGCGCAGAAGCAGCAAAAGGTTACGTCTCGGTATTGCCGGCAGCAAAAACATACACCTACAAGCTAGCTAACCCAACAATGTCTCGTCTGTCTGATATCAGGCGAAAAGCAGACACGTGGCAAACCCAATTGCATCAAACGCTGTCTGGTATGAACGAGATTACGGCGCAGTCATTTGCGCGCCGTCTAACCATCCCGCACGACAAGCTCAATGCGTTCTTTCGCAAATTCGAGCCAAACTTCTCGCCCGGATTCGCCGACCGGGTGTTGTCTTCCCTAAAAAGCCCACCCGGCGCGCCCGGACGTATATACAAAAAGTGGACTGTTATTGAGCGTGAAACCGGCTGGTGGAATCAACTGGGCCAACAAATCTGCTCTGTGCGCCCAGTTATCTCCAAGGTCATTCACACAGACACCGGCGAAAAAAGCTACGCCGGAATAATCTATCTAAACGATGAGCAGTTTGAATTCTCAGACAGCGCCAACCGGATTGAGCGCATGGGGTTGCTCGCCTACAGTGCTGCCCTACTAGCGCCACGAGGCAAGCTGGTCATTTTTGATCGCACATGGAATAAGCGCAGCCATATCCTCGCCCTACAGCTTCACGCCCCAGAGATCGTAAACGTCTCAAATAAACTAGGTTGGGACGAATACGCTAACGTATTCAGGTTTGGCGCGTACGAGATAACGAACACCGGCACCGTAGCCCAGACAGTTGTCCTGCCGCAGACCAAAAAACGCGACAGCTTTCCAGAGCCGACCCCAATTGCACCGCCAGCTATCCATCAGTTCTTGGCGCCAAGCTATCAAAACGGGTTTATTTGGAATGTCTTCAGCGCCGTGGCAGCTAACCTATTAGCGCCCGTCCTGCGCCGGGATTTTACGGCCGTCGGAATAATCGGTAATAATTTTGGCGTTGCAGCCCGGATTGGTACTGCGCTTAACTGCGATCAGATCCAATCATCGCATATGCAAAAGGGCCACATAAGCCGGCAACTATTCGAGGCAACAAAGCAGCTCGATTGGCCGGTTTTTGCGTCCAGCGCTTTTGATGACACGTTGTTTAGTTCTGCAATCACAAAATGTCATAATCGTTCGGCTGTGGTGCGTCTGTCGCCCATGTGTGCTGCTTCCGCGCCCGGATATGGCTGGAACGTCATTCAAGGCGAAGCCCCCGCGCCCGCCACAGATTTCTCAGCTCTGCGGCACGTTTTGCCGGCGTATATCCAGCGAGCCTTGCAAAACCGCATGCGCCTTGCCACAACCGGTCGGTCACTTATGGCGGCTGTGCTGTTAGACCTTTACAGATGGCTAGACGAGGTATACGGCAAGACGTTTAATTACGAGTACGCCGCTGGCCAGTTACTAACGCCGGCCCACGCCCACAACGCCCTAATGTGCGAGATTAATAATGGAATTCAGGCTGGAAAGCTCGATATTTTGCCGCGCCCACGCCGGAAAGATCAACCCTACAACTACATTCTCCGGCAAAAAGATAATTGCTGGTTGAATCGTAAGGCCATAGATAGGTATTTTTATAACGGAAAAAGCGTTGGGCCAAACTGGTTAGCGCTTGTAGATTTACTGACGAACGCGGGCGTATTTGCTGGTGAAGAACTGGTTCAAGACATGCCCGGCATTCTTGTAGACGAAAAATGGTGTAGGCAATTTTGGGCGGACGATATCAACTCAGCTGCGCGCGACATCGGATAAATCATGAATTATATGGACTCTCGGCACGACGACGGCCTCGATGACGACTTCATTGAAGAAGAGTGGCAGTTTGTTAGCGAGGATGATGACGATGACGATGAGCCCGCGCAAAAACCAACTTTCTTTATCCCGGACGACGATGATGAAGACGACGAGCCCGACGAAGATGAGTGGAAAGACGCTGACGACGAAGAGATATACGAAGAAGACGAACCAGAATACGAAGAGGATTTTGACGAAGAAGACTATCCAGACGACGAATAGAAGGAGCTATGCAAACTTTTTTGCCGCACAGAAGCTTTCGAGTTTCTGCGCGTTGTCTTGATAACAAAAGGTTAGGTAAACAACGAGTCGAATGTAAACAGATTCTCTTGGCGCTTGGCGTGGGTATCGGACAGCACGAACCTTACGTATCTCGCTGGCGCAACCATCCTGCCGTAAAAATGTGGGCCGGATATGAATTGGCGCTGGTGGTTTATTCCGCCGTCGTTTGCCGCGAGTGGATTTCCCGCGGCTTTAACGACAACCTGCAGCAAGAGTTCATGGCTGCCTATTCCCGGATGCGACCGCTAGTGGCGCACAACCACTACCCGCCGTGGATTGGCAGCCGTAGGTTTCACGCGGCGCATAGAAGCAACCTGCTGCGCAAAGACTACGCGTATTACTCAAAATTTGGGTGGCAAGAGCCTGTAGATCTGCCATATTATTGGCCGGAGGCTGCAGCGCTCACGTAGATAGACTGCCGGTGTAGCTCAGTTGGTAGAGCGTTTGTTTTGTAAACAAAATGTCGCCGGATCGTTCCCGGCCACCGGCTTTGTTAAAATTTATGGTAAGTCGCGGAGGACTTACCATGGATTTCTGGATCAAGATTAAAGATATCAATGAGTTACGGACCGTTGACGTAACGGCGATATACACGCGCCTGTCATGGCCGGATTCCAAAAGTGACAGCTCAATTCAAAAAGAGCTGGAAAAACGCTACATCTTTCCAGTTCCCGGGCCGCACCCCGCAATGGCTATCGCCATCATCTGGTGCAACGCCGTGCTAGTTGGCTGGGTCGGAACTCGCCTGTGGCCTGAAAAGCTCAACGGCGAACCGGTTACGGCCCAAACCATCGAATGCTTTGTCGATCCTGAGCTGCGAAACCGTGGTTTTGCCCAGCTTGGCCTGCAAGCCTTGATGAGCGCCGGGCACGTTGCTAGAGATAAACCAGTAGCCGTCTACCACAAATCCGTCGTCAAGATCGCGGAAAGGTGCGGCTGCAAGATCGTATTGCTGTGCGAACCCTAAGCAAGAGGAATGCAATGCCGACTGAGTACGAAGACGAAAACGAGTATGACGGCAAAGATGAACCAGAAGAAACATTTGCCGATAAATACGGGTTTGAGAATCTGAACATACAGATACCGAATGTCTCGCCCGAAGAAGAAAAAGAAATAAGAGCGCGGCTGCGGTGTGGCTGGAATATGAGTGGCGCGCGTGAAGCAGAGTTGAACGCCGTCGCAGAAAAATGGCTAGATGATTACTTAAAACGTTACGAAGACGCTGTCGTACCGCGGTCAAAAGAAAAAATGCTGCGGCTGATTACAGAGGTCGTTCTTCCCGCCTGCAAATTATTCGGCCTGCATGACGACGCTGATCTTGAGCAAAAGTTAACGCCAGATGATAACGCGATTGAGCTGATCATTGATTCAGTAGACGACTTTTTCTACGGTGATGACCACGGAATTCGAGTAAGCCCACTATGAAACGCTACCACGAAGAAAAGCACATCATTGCAAAACGTGTACAGCAGTATAAGCAACTGGCGGGTTGTTTAGGCCCAGATGACAACAGGTATGTCCCAGCTGTTGGTCGTTTTCGAAAAACGATGCGTTGCTCAGGCTGCCGTCAAAGCCACTGCTATGTATGCCACTCGGACAAGTTCCCCAAGCGCAAGCCGACGCGCCAAGAACAGCAAGCCAATAAAGACCTCAGTACACCGGAGTAAAAATGGGTGCGTGTTTTGTCACCGAAGTTTTCGATGGAAAGTTCACACCGAAAGAATTAGAAAAAGCATATAACAACCGTGTAGAAGATTTGCGCAGCGAATACGGCAGCAACGCCTACAACGGCACCTTCTCGACGCTGCACGGCATTCATGTCGAAAAAAGCCGCGTGTTTCAGACGCAGCGTGAAGCAGAAGATTATCTCGACGGCACCTGCGAAAAGTGGGGTGACGCTATCGCGGTCAAGTACAAAGACCGCCGCGAAGAAAAAACGAAAGAGCCGACGTTTGAAGGCAAGCCGAGCAAAGAATACAACTGCGCTGTCATCATCACCGACGCGTCTGATTGCTCGTACGGCCTACGTTGCGCAATTAACGCGATAACAGCGCCCGACTACAAGCGCCGGTTACTTATTGCCGACCAGATCACGCCGACGCAGAAAGCACAGTTTCTCAAAGCCTATAACGCGTGGCGAGAAAAGCATCAGGCAGCCGCAGAGGCAAATAAAAAGTTTCACGACGCGCTAAATTTGGTTGCGACCACAAAAGAGCCGATCACAACCGAAATGCTGAAACCGTTGAAGATTTTTGGAAATCAGCGACACAAGCTGCGGGCTGCCGCGGACGTGGCTGCTTTGCGGCTGCGCACCGTGGACGCAAAGTTCGCGGAGAAGCTCTACGCCACAACGACAGTCGACCACGGCGAACAATGGCTCGTGGGGGGAGTGTGCGCTGAATGACCGTCACACCTAAAGATATCTATGACGCATATCCCGGGTCGGACCTGCTCGCGATAGAACCACCTGAAGAAAACGAAACTTTTGACGCCTACAAAAAACGAATGGGCGGCGCCAGAGGCATTTTTGCTTGCGGCGACACACTATTCGCTTTTTTGTTATTCGAAGCGGCAGACGAGTCTGCCGATCCCGACGAAGTAATCCGCCGCTTTGACACAGCGGTTTCCGATATAGAACAAGTTGTTACAGCACTAGCTAACAAATACGATAAGGAAGAAAACTGATGAGCAATTACGCAAACAAAATCGAACAGGCTGCTGTCACGCTGGCCGACGCCGTCGTTCACGAGATGGAGCTGGAAGACAACCGGCACGTCGTCAAGCTGAACGCCATCGAGTACATCATGGGCAGCGGAGACAACAAGTTGACCGGGAAGCCGCATAGCTTCTCCAGCGCCGAAGCTCTGGTCCACACCGACGACGGCTACGCCGCGCATCTCGCCAAGTTGCGGCACGCTGCCCGCGACCGTATTCTGGCTAAGGGTCGATATGACGCTGCGGTCACCGCGGCCAAACTGCAGGAAAACATCAATGTCTGACTTCGAAAACGAATCCAACGAGCAGGACGGCTGCCTCATAGGCGGCACTGTCGAAATGCTGCGCGATCATGCGCTGATGTTATTTGCAAAAGCTGTAGCGCGGATGAACAACATGTCCGAAGAAAATACGCTGCCTATAGACGACATGCAGCGGAACTTCTTATCTGCCGACGAAACCGAATCAATTATCAAAGAACACAGCCACAGCATTCCGGGTAGCCCGAAAGGCGTGTACGCCGTCGGCGGAGAAACGCGTGAAAAATTCGAAACGCAAATGAAAAAGCTCATGGTTGCGCTTATGACGCGTATCGAAGCAAACGTTGCGCAGTACGGTGTCAAAATGGGCTACTTAGATTGCTCGTTTGATAACGACGCAAACGATTTCGTGTTCTCAGTTTCCAAAAAAGGGAAAACTGTCATAGATGAACGAATCGCGCGAAAGCCACGAAACGTTGAGCCCTCCAACAACTAAAAGCTTTGTTATGAAAGCGGAAGCAACCAAAATGTCCGTAACGCTTGAAGCAATCAAAGCGTGGGTCAAAGAGTTTGAAAAGACTCAAAGCAAGTATCGCGAGTACGGTGCAAACGACACTGAACCAGACGCCGTGTTTCAAGCGTTACTTGACGCTGCTGTTCACGGTAAAGCGCCCAATGTACCGAGAACTGGCTCCGGCTGGGAGTTGTACACACAAAGCATGGACTGCACAGAAGCAGCACAAGCGCTGCATGACGCGGCGCTGGTAGTCGTGCAAAATATCGAAGCCACGCCAATCAGAGATCTGGAGCAGGTCAAGGAGTATCTGCGGGGCGTCTGCTGGCGGATTTACTAATACCCGCCAAAGAAATTGTTGCCGATAGCGTCATCGGCCCAGTCGTCGTCAGCGACGCGCTCGGCTGCGGCTACCCGCTCGCTAATACGGGCGACGCCCGCAATAGCGGCGAAGTTGGGCCACGCGTCGTTGATGTGCCAGAGAGCAGCGCAACCAAGGTTCACAGCCTGCGCAAAGTCGTCAGTCAGAAGTACATTCCGGGTAATGGTATAAATATCACTACTCGTGCGTGAGTCGGCCTTGTTTTCGACCAGCGCCAAGAAGTCAGAGATCAGACCCGGCATTTCCTGCGAGATACGATCGTACTGGAAAAACCGGACCTGTTTCAATTTGATAGCTTGGCACGTATACAAAAGCGATCTGGTCTTATCGAGGCTGTAGTGCGCTCTGTGGTTAATCTCGGTTGGCGGCTTGTACACCAACAAGTCCTGTGCCGCTGAGCGAACTAACCGCATAGCCATTACACGGTCAAGGTTAAACCCGGCTTGAACCATAACTGTCTCACGCACGGTGCCGGCGCCGGTGTAGTCATGCGCAACAAAGTCACAATTGAAAAAGTTTGACCACTTCATGCACTCAACGGCTTCTGCAAGATGATCGCCGCCAATGAGCAAACGTTTAGCCCAGATCACATCAATTGTGCCGTCTGGTCTAAAACCCATAACAGACAAGACGGTAAAACTAATGCCGGCTTCGCCACCACCGCCCCAGTCAATAGCTAGAATACGGTGCGTGTAACTGCTCAAGTTTTTGAAGCACACTGGTTCGGGTTCTTTTTTGTTTTCCCATTCAAGTGTGCAGGCTGCTTTTAAATCTGTCTCGCTGATAAGCTTCTGCCCCGTGTCAACGCTTTCGCCCATGACTTCGTTATAAAACTGAGCTTGGGTCATGTTGCCATACCCTTCCCGTTTTAATAACAAAGTCGACCATTTTTCCGGGTCGGCAAAATGCAACGGCAGAATAATCTGCGGCACGTGATAGCCAGCAAATTGCCACCGTCTATCTGGAAAACGATGCACCCAGCGACCGTGTCGTGGATTCACCGGCTTGCGACACTTTGCGCAAACAGTGCCCGGCTGCTTTTCGCTAATGTGAATGTTGTAATCACCAATCATGGCGTCGAGATCATGTTCGAGCGCTGGTATATTCCAGTGTTTACAAGCCTCACACGGTATAAACCATTCAGCTTGCGAAGAGCGTTTGTATAATCCGTAAATTAAATTGTCTAGGGTCTTTGGCGTTCCTGTATAGTAACTAGTCCCCCAACGACTATACGACATCGTCTCTTGAATGATAGGTACGTGGTCCGGGTCCATGTCCTGAACTTCGTCGATACATACTCTGTCTGCGCTAACACCGCGGACCCGATCGGCGTCAAGCAGCGCAAAACTGAACAGCATCATCGAGTTGTTCTTAAACGAACGCTGCAGTACAGAATTCTCTGTACTCGTCCCGCTCCATTGCGATTTGATTGGAGACAAGTCGACGAACGGCCGTACGTAATTGTTACTAAACCTTCGAATCTGTTCGAACCGAGGAGTAATGTAAAGTGTTTTAAAGAATGGCACAGCGTTAGAAAATACAACTCCGTGCGCCGCCAACGACGTAGACTTTGATACCTGACGCCCTGTACACCACACCTGATTTTTAGGTGTTAACACCCTAAAAAGGGGGGAAAAAGCGAAATGATCTTTTATGGTGTACGGGCGACCATTAAGGTTCAATACGAGCGGGAGTAATGGTTCAAGGGACGGGAACGCGTGCCGCCCCGCTAGCTCGCGCAAGACTGCGGCTTTGGCGTGCACAGACGCCTGATCAGTGACATCGATAGAGATTAGATCATCTATAAGCGACCGAATACCTGCGGACGGTGTATCTGTCGCCTTATTCGTTTTATTAGGTTTGACCATGAACCACTATGACAATGACGATTGGGAATTTCAATGGGTAGAGAATAGCGTAAATTACATCGGACACGTTTTGGTTGAAGGATTGAAAGGCCTTGCGTACGTGTTTGAGAGTTTGTTTACGGTAGCAATAGACGCCATCAAAGAAAAAACCAAAAAATGAGCGTTAGCCGGCGAGTATACTAAACGGTGTCTCGCCCCCACGCCACGAGGAGTTTAACATGGCTACTGTTGGACGTTCCGCAAAACTTTATCAAGAGCGGCGCAACTTGTACGTTGAAGGTACACGCCGCGGCCCCGGGCCACAAATCTACTTACCCGATAACGCGGTGAATCATCTTAAACTTGAACCACCGCTACCGCCACCGAGTTCTCTCAGTAACCCTAATGTCCCCGACACAACACGCACCGAGGTGTGGCCGTATGGCGACAATTACAGCTCTTAACAAAACATGGCAAAACCAAACCCCAACAACACGTTTGCCGGCTATGCAGCCCTTCTGATTCTCGGCGGAATCGTAGCTGCACCGGAACTTGGTTTGTTAGGGCTATTCGCCGCCGGTGTTGCCATCTATACTGGCGCCTGCTTTATGCGTGGGTACACAGCAGCACCGAAATCAAAGGCACGGAAAAGCCATGGACATCACACCGTTTGATTTTCTCACAGTAGTTTTAGCGGCGGGCGCAGTCATTGAGGTCTGGCACAAAGGCTCGCTATTTGAAACAGCCCGGGCTTACGCTCAAGCCATGCAAGACGTCACCCCCCGCGAAACCTTCAAAGGCCGGTTTCTAGAGCTGGTCAATTGTCCGTTTTGCAAATCTTACCACGTGCCGTTTTATCTTTTCGCACTGCTCGTAATCAGCGGCATGTTGGGCAACACCTTGCACAACGTCGCGCGACTGGTAGTCTACAGCCTTGCCGCTACGCGACTGGGCAATATTGTTGACAGTTTTTTACCTGCAGCTGCTAAATACGTCCCCGACCAATTTGGAGATTTTGTGCATGGAAGCGACACAGCAAACCGAGAATCAGACAAATAGCCCGGCACGTTTGCCGTTTGACGTAGAGTTTGTCAAACACGTTGAAGAATTCTGCGCTGCAATCATGACAGCTGTGCCAGAACTGCACGCGCTTACCATTGTCCCGATCTGGGAAAATCAACCAGAGAACATGCCGGCCGGATTGTTGCACCTGCGCAATCCACAGCCGCCATATATCCCCAGTCTACTCGCAGCGCTCAAACGACTCACGGTATTCCATGTTGACCTACATCGCGATCTGATTGGACAAATCGGCCAGTATGAGCGATACGTCGCGCAGCTATCGGCTGAAGCCCAAACACAACTAGAGAAACTCAATAAATTTGCAACAGATCCAAGCAGCGGCAATGACTCAAAATAAAGTCGAGATACCTACAACCGATGTCGATGTTAATCTAACAAATGACATCGTCACGTTGATACTTAAACATCAATTTGCGCACCTTGACAGCGGCGAGCTGCGCGCCGCTCTTGAAGACTACTACGGCGAAGGTCGAGTGTGGAACAACGAAGAGTTGTTGCAGCGTTTCGAAGTGTCTCATTTTGAACCGCCTTACGTGCACGTCATTGACAAGATGAACAGCTTTCGCGGTACGGTCTTGTTCAACGATGAACCGCGGCTCTACTTCGCGTATAAGCCGTCAAAAACGCAGTCCTAGCGAATATTTTGCTAGGTAGTTGATTTTTGTTTTCAAGCGCGTATTGTGAATTTAGCCGCAGGGATGTACCCGCGGCCCAGAGGAGAATCGCATGGCAAAAAAGACAGAAGCTGGTGGATTCATCAGTCCAGCAAACCTGTGGGGGAAACCGCTGCCCAATTTGAGCGGCAGCAAACCAGCCCCTGCAAGTAAGGCAACAGAAGAAGAAAGGACAAAACGGATGTTGGCCGACGAAGATGACAATATCGACTCGGACGTCGATGCAGAGTTGGAGGACGAGGAAGTTGTCGTAGACGACGAAGCTCTCGCCGAAGACGATGACGAAGCAGCGTACGAAGCCGCAGCCGAAACCGAAGAAAACGGTTCGGATGACGACGAAGACGAGGCGGACGAAGAAGAGAGTTACGAACCCGAAGACGGCGACACCGCCGATGACGGGCAAGCAGAGGTCGATGCCACAGGGGCTGTTGACTCTGATGATCCCGCGCCAGTGCCCGTAACAGCTGGCGCAAAAAAGAAGGTAGCTAACATGTCCGAGAAAAAGAGCGGCGCTGACCATATCCGCGACGAAATCGCAAAGCGTCAGGCCGCTGGTGAGTCCCTTCGCGGTGTCGATATCGTTGGTGCGCTTGCCAAGCGCCGGATTGAAGTCAGCCCGGCACAGGTTAGTCAGCTGTTGAAGAAGGCAGGTGCTGGCGGCGCTCCTCGTGGCGGCAATAAGCTCGTAACCGCCGGTGACGACGGCAAGAGCCGCGTTGCTGGAAAGGCCAAGAAGAGCCACGCAGAACCTCCCCGTGCTGCACCCAAGGCCCGCGCTAGCCAGACCCCGGCAACGCTGCCAATGGAACAGTTGAAGGCTGCGTCCGCGTTCCTCGCAGCTTGCGAGGGTTGCTACGACACGGCTGGAGAAATCCTGTCGGCGCACAAGCAACTTGGCGCCATGATGGCGCGCTGAGCCCGCTAGGCTCCCACGTGTCCACTCGTTAGCCGCCCTTGGAATTGCCCCGCACTGATAAAGCGGCAAGCATACCCCAAGGGCGGCAACGGGCTGGATATCTTTATCGCATCGGACACGCTGTCCGATAGCCTGCGATTCCCTCTGGAATTGCTAAGGAGTTCCCATGACAACAACCGTATGCCCTAACGGGTCAACGGATACGCACGACCGCGTTTTCCCGGCCGGCACTATCAAACGAATCCACGTAAACCAGCACATTGCGCGAAACAACAAAAAAACAGGCGCCACAGAAGCTGTCACAACTATTCAGTGGCGGAACAAGTCGTACCGTTTTGCCAAAGTTGATATCCTAGGCCCGTCAGAAGTTCTTTACTCTCCA